CTAAAATATTAAGTTATGTATAATAGATTCAAGCGATAATAATACTACACTTGCAATTAATAATACAAATGAGAATAATGTTAATGTTAAGTAGTGTTTTAGTTTTTTCATTGTTTTGTTTTTTTTAATTATGCTGTATAAATCTATCTTAAATTTCTTACTAAAGGATAGTTACTAACACATTTTCATACTTTTTAAGAAACATTCTCAATGCAGATATTTTACTAAACTACATTTACTAATGCTTTCGATTTATTACAACATTTCAAATAACTAATTAATTATACAGCTAATATACAACGCATTTACTTATTAACAACAATGTTTATTAAATTTTAACAAAACTTTAACATTTCTTTAACATTTAGTAAATATAATATTGACCCTTATTAGGATTCTCTAATTGTGAAGTGATAGCATACCTCATCGCATCTATACAATGGTTAAAAGCATCTATTGGTTTGTTAAGTGTTTCTCCTTCTTTGTTCTTTAACCAAATGTAGTTCTGTAGTTCTTTGATTAAGTTATGACTTCTATTAGTTATGTATATTTCATTTTGATTGATGAGGTTGATACCATATACTATTGAGTCTTTACCTTTCTTTACTGGTAATACTAAATGACCATAGCTTGACAACTCTGCAATACTTTTAGGTTCTGCTGAATCTGCATATATGATTTCTTTTGCTTGGTGTGTTTTTAGTAAGTTGCTTATTTGACTATTTAGTAATCCTTTTTGGTAGATGACTTCATCAAATATATAAGCGTTGTTGTATTTGTAAAGTGCTATTAAAGTAGAAGGGTCATTAGTATATCCAAAATCCATACCATAACAAAGTAGTCTTGCTTCGTCTGGTAAGTCAATAGGTTTCCAATCTTTTATACAAGCACCTTCTAAACTTCCTATCTCTCCTAGTCCATATACATTCCACCAGTTATTCCAATAGGTAGATGTCTTTGCTTTTTCTTTAGCTTTCTCTATGTCGTTTATAATTGTTTCTGGCAAGGCTTCGTTGTCTAAATACGTAAGCTTTATAAAGTCTGCATCTTCTTTGCCTTGTAGTTCTGTATGCGCCCAGAATGATGAGGTTGGGTTGAAGTCAATCCATATATCGCCAGATGTTCTTATTGCTAATTGGTTGTATGCTTCGTAAGGAATGTTATTAGCTTCGTTTACATATAGCGTGTGTCTTCTTGCTCCTCTTAATTTATCAGCTGATTCAACACTAAAAAACTCTATGTAACTTCCGTTAGCAAACTTATACTTCAGCATTGATTTATTATACTGTACATCGTTATAACGATTAGTCATCATCATAATCTTTAGGAAGTCTTTTAAAGCACCTCTACGCAAATGTGGTATACTTTCACTAACTACGCTTATTTCTAAGTTAGATGATCTTAAAGCTCTATCAATAAGAATAGGTAGTATGCCAAACGTTTTACCAGCAGATGTTCCACCTTGAACTATCTTTTTACGTTTCTTAAGTTTAAGAAGTTTTTTAATTGCAGTTGTTACTACAAACATTAATCAACAATATTAAATAAAGGTTGCTCGGTGTTTAGTGTGATATCTTTTGTTTCTCTTGGTTTACCAGCATAGTAGTGATAGAACATTTGTATAAACTTAAACTCACCTGATTCTATTCCTTTTTTTAAAGCTGCATAAGCTTGTGGTTCTAATGGTGTTAGCCTTTCAATTAACTTTACCTCTTCTGCTTTAGGCTTTCTACCAGCTGTTGTATGTCCTCCGTTGTTTTTCCTTTTATCCATAATTAAAAAAGATTATTATTAATTATTTTTTATATAACAAATATATTGTGTTTTTGTTATTAGTAAGTCTTTAGCATTTTAACCATTGCGTCTATTCTTAGGTTAGCTACGTCTAGTTTTTCTTCAGGTATTTCTTTTATTATTTTAACTAAAGAGTTATATTCTTTTCTTGTCTTAGCGTCTTTGATACTATCGTATTTGCTTTGTAATTTATAGTAGTCTTCTTTTAATGTATTGTATCTGTCTTCTACAGGTATGTATTCTTCGCTATTTTTTATTTTCCTGTATACTTCCATATACTCAGGGTTATATATCTCAAATGTAGGAAACACTTTATTTATACCATGTAATACTGTTGCGTGATTTAATTCAAGAGTATCTCCTATTTCTTTTAAAGATAAATATGTCTTATCTCTACATATTTTAAAGTATATAGCTCTAGCATAGACGTTTTCTCTCTTTCTACTTTTAGCATTTATTTCTATGTTTAGTTCTGTTTCTATTAACTGTTTAATTTGTTGAGTTGTCATTTATTTCGTTTATATGTTTTATTATTTCTAAATATATTAAGAATTCTATGTATTGTATTGCTAAATTAATACCTGCACATTGTAAATACATTTCTTTATTTTCATAGTCGTTTAAGATAATTTTTAGTTCTTCTAAGTCTGTACCTTTTTCGTAATCGTATAATGCAAGGTTGTAAAACTCTTTAACTAAATCTTTATCTTTTTTTTTCATATAGATAATACTTCTTGCAATAAATTCTCTGGTTTAACGTATGAAGAGTTTTTGTATTTAAAGCTTTGTATAATATTATCTAATATATATTGTTTTGTTCTAAAGTTTTCTATGTATGCGTAGTTATTTTTTAATTGTACTAAAATATAGTAATCACATGTTAAATGGTTTTTTATTTTATCAGTAGAACAATTAAATGTATAAGATTTTTTACTTGTTGTTTTAACTTGATATTTAAAACCTTTTTCATCAGCATAATCTATTTTGTTATAATCTCTGTCTGCTTTTTGTTTAAACAATTGTTCGTCATTATAATTTACTTTAAACCAGTGTTCAAATACTTTTTCGCCTATATAACCTACGGATTGTTTTTTTAAGTTATCTGGTATTTTAATTTTTGCTAGATATGTTCTCATTCTGTTCCTGCTATTATATGATCTGTATTTTTTACAAAGTTGTTATTAATCATTTTACCTTTTCTGTTTGCTATTTCTAACCAAGCTCCTTCAATTGCTGATTCTATTTTAAATCCTCCAAGTTCAGATAAAGAAGTTAATACTACAATAATATCTCCAACAGCGTCTGACATTTCTAACTTGTCTTGTTTTAATATTGCTTCTGCTAATTCACCGCATTCTTCTTGAAGTTTTATGTATTGTGTTTTTACATCTCCTTTATCTAGTATGCCTTTATCTTTGGCCCAATTTCTTATTTCGTTAAATTTCATGTTATTTTATTTTTTATGTTATTATATAAATGTAAGTTGTGTGCAAAATGGTAGTAAGTTCCTATCTCAATAGATAACCTCTTAGCAACTAATTCTTGTAACATTGAGAATTGATATTGATCATTACAAAAACCATACCAGATGTCATTAGAACGCATCAAAACTGACATGTTTAACTTATTGTCTAGTATTGTAAACTGTACTGCATAAGTACATGGAGTATCTTTTGTATATGATCCCCACTCTTTAGCATCATATATACTTATTGCCGCTTGTCTAGTATTAGAGTTTTGTCTAAGCATAGCACATACATAGTCTATTTGATTATTACGTTGCCATTGATAACCATAATTAGAATTAACATTACGATTCTTATCGGCCATTTTTTCCCATATAGGTGGTATCTTACCGTAAATATCACCTAATTTGTCTATGCTACGATCACCTGACTTATACCATTCCCATTCAGCTTTAGCATATTCTAAGCTCCAATTACGCTCTTTGTTTGTAATGTAATTATCCATAGGATTTTTTATTGTAAAACCTATATTGAACAAAGCTTTTGTATTATCAAAGTCTACACCATAAACTAGTATTCTATTAAGTTGATAAGCATAAGCATCTTCTGCGTTTTCAAAAATTGTTTTAATCATATTTTTAAATCTTTTAAGTCATTCCAATCTCTATAAGAATTTATTTTAAGTTTATTAATAGTAGGTTTATTTGCATTACCAGCTACACTAAAAAACCAATCTCCTTTTTTTCCATATTTACACATATAGTGCCACCCTTTTGAATCATAGCTTGACTCGCAATTAAATTTATCTGGTATTAAATCTGAAAGACTATTAAAAGGTTTATGATAACTATAAAAATCAGCACGACCTAATTCCCCTTGTTGTATATTTCTAGCAACAGCAACTGCTTTAAATTTTGTGTCAGGTAAAGCTATTTGCATAGATCTTTGTAAAACACCTGTGCTAATTACACTCCACATTGTTTCAGGATGTTTATTATTTTTAAAAAAATCATAAATAACTCTTACTCCTCCTGCAATAACATGTGGATGATTTAAACCTAATGGAATAAAAAATGCACTAATTTTGTCGGCATATTCTTTTGCATACTTATTAGCATTTGGCATAGCAGCTATTCTAACAAATTTTGCCTCTGCACCTAACTCAATACAAAGAGCTTGATGATCACTAACTTCTTTTGAAGCTGGCATTATTAATGTTAACTTCATATTATACTCTTTACATAACCAAGCTAAAGAGATACCTGCATAACCTCTTCTAGGTTGAACATATACTATATGTTTGACGCCTAACTCTTGTAGTCGCTGCATTAAAAACTCTGCTGACCTGGCTTTATATCCAACACTGCAAGCTTCTGATTCATCTATTACGTTAAATCCATTTATTTGTTTAACTACAAATGGTTTAAATGAAGATTTAAAACCACTAGTAAAACTTAAATATTCTTCTAAAGTATATTTATTTAAGTCTTTATTTTCTATGTAAGTTTGTTTATTTAGAAACATTGTTATAATATTTTATTCCGTTATTATATTCTATATGATGTTTACTTTGAAAATTATTTTTGTATCTTATAAAATCACAAGCCACATCTTCCATGTCATATTTAAAGCTATGACCGCCTGTCAAATTACATAAGTGGTCAAGACAATCGTTAGTTGTTTTTATATTAGAACCTATTCCTTTTGTATTAGGAAATATTTCTCTTAAACATTTTTTCGCGTTAGATCCAACATAAACTCTACTATCTCTAGTTATTATTTCAGGAAAGTATTCAGCTAAGTCCATTGCAAATGCACACAAAACAAAATTTTGTCTTTTATATCCTCTTCTTAATAACCACTCATTACCTAAGTCCACTACCTCATAAATTTCAATGCCTGACATATTATCTAAAATATATAAAACTAAGTTATAACTATCATCTAAAATAAAATTTCTTAATCCTTTAGGAATCATTGGTAGTAAATAACCTTTATTATCACTGAATTTTTTATCAGGTAAATCATCAATCCATTCTTTAAAATTATCTCTGCCGTTTAGTAGACTGTCAACTATCCAAAAATTACCAAAGCCGTGAGTGCCATAAGGATGATTAGTTTTAGGAAAATAATTAATACCGC